ACCGGTGCCGAAGTATCATTTTGTGCGCGGCCTATTTTTGAAGCCGCCCTTCAGGATCCCGGAACAAATCGCGGCAAGGTGGTGAAAAACATGACAGAAAAAACCAAAGAACAGAAAGTGAAAACAGAACGGAACAAGTTGAAGAAAATCTTCAAATCTTTGGATCCAAAAGCCATGCAAGTGCTGGATGGCCTGATTGACAATTGCGCTTGGATGCGGATTCAGCTTGAAGATCTGCGGGCTGATCTGGATGAAAACGGAACCACTGAATTATTTCAACAATCTGAAAAGGTTGATCCTTACCCGCGTGAACGGCCTGAAGCCGCACAATATATCAAGATCAGCAAAAATTATGAATCTGGGATCCGTGCGTTGGTCAGTAATTTGCCAAAGGAGCAGCAAGCAAGCACACTGGATGATTTCCAGGCATTCATGGCCCGCGGAAGGCAGGTGATTCAATGATCACTTACCCTGAATCATATAATCCAATATTGGAATATGCGGATGAAATTGCAGATGGCAGCGTTGTTGTTCCCCGCAAGATTGAAAAAACATACGCTTATCTTGCCCGGATCATCCGGGAAAACAGTGAATGGCATTATAATTCACGGCGTGGAAATCACATAATTGAATTTTTTGAAAACTTTGTGATTCCTTCAAAGGGCGCGGCTGCCGGCAAGCCTATTGTTTTGGAACTTTGGGAAAAGGCAATGCTGGCCGCTGCCTTTGGTATTGTTGGAAATGATGGCCACCGTCGGTTCAACCGCGTGATCCTGATAGTTGGAAAGAAAAACGGAAAATCCGCAATCAGTTCCGGCGTTGGCATGTATCTTCTGACGGCTGACGGTGAGAACGGCCCGGATATCTATTCCGTTGCAACAACAAGAGATCAGGCCAAAATAATTTGGGATGAAGCCCGGAAGATGCGGAACAAATCCGTATTCATGAAGAAATATACGCGGGCAACCATTTCAGAAATCAATTGCCCTGGCAACAACGGCACATTCAAGCCGGTTGCCAGCAATGTTGACACGCTGGATGGCCTGAATGTGTTTGGCTGCCTGATGGATGAATTCCAGCAATGGAAAAATGGCAAGGCGTTATATGACATTATGGCTGATGGAACATCCAGCCGTGATGAACCAATGATCTTCATGACTTCCACCGCCGGCACGGTCAGGGAAGATATATATGATGAAACCTATGATGAAGCCGGTGAGATTATCAACGGGTTTGATGATCCGGACGGGATCCACCAGGATGAAACGCTGCCAATTATTTACGAATTGGATAGCAAATCAGAATGGGAAAATCCGGATGCCTGGATCAAAGCAAATCCAAATCTTGGTATCAGCAAGAAGGTCAGTTATCTGGGAGGAAAGGTTGTGGCTGCAAAGACAAATCCAAAGAACTTGAAGGATGTGCTTTGCAAGGAATTCAACATCCGTGAAACTTCCAGAATGGCATGGCTTTCTTATGATGATATAGACAACAGAACAAAGTTTGAACTTTCTGAACTGAAACCGAAATATGGCGTTGGCGGTTTTGATCTGTCAATCACCACGGATCTGACTTGTGCGCTGGATATCTTTCAGGTGCCTGGTGATGATCACATATATGTGGATCCAATGTTCTGGCTTCCGGAAGATCTTCTTGAACAGCACGTGAAGCAAGACCGGATTCCATACGATAAGTGGAAAGATCAAGGCTTCTTGCGTTTATGTGCCGGAAACAAGATTGATCAGAAAGATATATTTGCATGGTTTCAAGAAGTTCAAAACGAAAAGGATATTTATCTTCCGTGGATCGGATATGATTCATGGTCAGCTTCATACTTGGTCAAGGATATGACAGATTTCTTTGGTAAGGCTGCAATGGAACCGGTCATTCAAGGAAAGAAAACACTATCACAGCCAATGAAGGAACTTGGTGCGGATCTTCAGAAGAAACGGATCATCTACAACAACAATCCGGTGATGAAGTGGTGCATTATCAACGTTGGAATTGATCAGGATGTGAACGGAAATATCCAGCCGGTAAAATCACAAAATGGCCGGCAAAGAATTGATGGCTTTGCGGCGTTGCTGGATGCGTACATTGCACTTCAGCGGCACCTTGAAGAATACAAAACCATAATCTGATAGAAAGGGGGAATAAAATATGGGATTTTTTACACGGTTCCTTCCAAAGAACCGCGGTCAGGTTGTTTCAACTTACAAAATGATATCTGACAACGGCGGCGGTTTCTATCAGTGGGATGGAAAACTTTACAAGTCGGATATTGTCCGGGCTTGTATCCGGCCAAAGTCAAGGGCCATTGGCAAAGCGGTGGCCAAACATATCAGGCGGGATCCGGTCAAGGGCCTTCAGGTGAATCCGGATGCTTATATGCGTTTCCTTCTGGAAGAACCGAACCAGTACATGACCGGCCAGGTGTTTCAGGAAAAGCTGATCAATCAGCTTGAATTGAATGGAAATGCTTTTGCTTGGATCCAGCGTGATGAAAACGGTTTTCCGCTTGCGCTTTATCCGGTGAACTGTTCAGGTGTTCAGTTGATCAAAGATATTTCAGGAAACATTTATCTGAAGTTCTTCATCAACAATTCAACACCGTTCACGGCAGCATATTCAGATATTATCCATTTGCGGAAAGATTATTTCAATGATGAATTCTTTGGTGAATCGCCTGGTGCATCACTTACGCAATTGATGGATGTGGTGTGCTGTTCTGATCAGTCGATTGTTTCGGCAATCAAGAATTCATCCGTGATCAAATGGTTGTTGAAATTCAATACAACCGTGCGCCGTGAAGATCTGGAAAAACAGGCAAAGCAGTTTGCTGATGGTTTCCTTTCAACCAGTTCAACAACCGGCGGTGTTGCGGCCGTGGATGCCAAAGCGGATGCAACACAAATCAATCCAACGGATTATGTTCCGAATGCTGCACAAACTGACCGCACAATCAAAAGGCTTTATTCATTCTTCAACACGAATGAAAGCATTGTGATGTGCAATTATTCTGAAAATCAGTGGATCAGCTATTATGAAACAGCCGTTGAACCTGACATTGCACAATTATCCGGTGAATTCACCCGGAAGCTTTTCAGCCGCCGTGAACGCGGCTTTGGCAATGCCATTATATTTGAATCCATGAATCTGCAATTTGCTTCTATGCAAACAAAGCTGGCCCTGTCAGCAATGGTTGACCGCGGCGCAATGACACCGAATGAATGGCGTGAAACATTTAACCTTGCACCGGTGCCGGGTGGTGATGAACCAATACGGCGGTTGGATACGGCGGTTGTGGATAGCACGGATGATGATAGTGACACCGGCAACGGTGATTCTGATGGAAAGGATGGTGATGGCAATGAAGAAAACGGCAATCAAGGGAATAATTGTTTCAAATGATTATCAGCGCATTTATGATTTTTTCGGCGTTGAAGCCACATCACCCGGCAAGCTTCAGAAGGATCTTGAAGATGCGGCCGGTGATGAAGTCAATGTTGAAATCAACAGCCCCGGCGGTTATGTGAATGCTGGATCTGAATTGTATACGCTTCTGAACAGCTATAAAGGAAACGTAACAATTGATATTGTTGGTCAGGCGGCTTCCGCTGCATCCGTTGCAGCAATGGCCCGCCACAACAGGATCAGCCCCACGGCTTCGATCATGATTCACAATGTATCCGTTGATGGTGTTTCCGGTGATTATCATGAAATGGATAAGGCTTCCAATATGCTTCAGGCATTGACCAAAAGTGTGGCCAATGCTTATGCAATCAAAACGGGCAAAGCCCGCAAGGATGTTCTGAAGCTAATGGATACGGAAACAACAATGGATGCAGATGAAGCCGTGAAAGAAGGTTTTGTTGATGAAATGATCCCTGACGGATCCGGCGCGGCTGTTTCGATACTGAACGCCAATTGTCAGGTGATCCCGCAATCTATCATTGATAAGGTTGTGGAAATGGATTTGGTCAAGCATCCGGCTGAAGGGCTGGATTTGGCAAATAGCAAACTAAAATTTTTAGAATTGGAGGAAATTTGAAATGACAAAGAAAGAGTATGAAGCAAAACGCAATGCCCTTATGACGGATGCAAAGAATTTTCTGAAGGATCAGAAGGTTGCTGAAGCAAACGCCAAAATGGATGAGGTGAAGCAGCTTGATAAAGATTATCAGGAATTCACCACGGCACAAGCAAACGCAACCGCACTGGAAGGCGCACCGGCACTGAACACTGTTCCGGCTCCCGTTGCACCGGTGATGGCTGCAACCGGATCTGTTTCCACGGAAGAAGATCCGACAAACAGCAAGGCATACAGAAAAGCTTTCATGAACTTTGTTCTGCATGGTAAGGAAATGCCAAAGGATCTTGGCGCGGCGGTAACTTCCACAACTGAAGGCGGCGCGGTTATTCCTCAGACCATTGTTGACAGAATCATTGAAAAGCTTCAGGCCAGCGGCATGATTCTTCCGCGTGTTACACAGACCGCATATAAGGGTGGTGTTTCCATTCCTGTTTCGCTTGTGAAGCCCGTTGGTGAATGGGTTGCTGAAGGATCTGATGCAACCGGCAAGAAGCTGGATGCAAAGACAACTGGTATGATCACTTTCAGCTATTACAAACTGAAGGTAAAGGTTGCCATTACGCTGGAAATGTCTGAAATGGCAATCAGCGCATTTGAAACCATGATCACCAACAACGTGTCTGAAGCAATCACCATTGCGCTGGAAAACGCAATCATCAATGGCACTGGATCCGGCCAGCCGAAAGGTATTCTTACTGAAACACCGGCTGACGGTCAGGCACTTACAACTGAAGGTGCTGCACCGGCATATGCTGATCTGGTTGCTTGTGAAGCTGCGCTTCCGCTGGCTTATGAAAGCGGGGCCGTTTGGTGCATGAGCAAGAAAGCGTTCATGGCGTTCATTGGCATGGTTGACACCAACAAACAGCCGATTGCCCGCGTAAACTATGGCATCAACGGCGCACCTGAAAGAACGCTTCTTGGCCGTGCCGTTATCTGCAACGATTACATGACATATGCAGCCGGCAAGGTTATGGGATTCATGTTCCGCTTTGCGGATTACATCCTGAATACCAACATGACCATCACAATCAAAACATACGTTGATGATTCAACGGATGATCAGATCACAAAAGCCGTGATGCTTGTAGATGGCAAGGCTGTGGATGTGAATTCCCTTGTTACTCTTACGCTGAAGGCAGCGGGCTGATGATCAGAAAGGCGGTGTGAACCATGGCACTGATTGATGAAGTAAAGGTTGCGTGCCGGATCACCACCAGTGATGAAGGATACACAACTGAACTGAACAGCCTGATTGATGCCGCAAAGAAAGATCTGATCACTTCCGGCATTTTGGAAGCAAAGGCAGTGGAAACGGATGCACTGATCAAACAGTGCATCCTGTTTTATTGCAAAGGTCATTTTGGTTATGACAATGCAGACGCGCCGCGCTTCCTGAATGCTTATGATTTGATGAAACAGCATCTTTGCAGCCTTCAGGATTATACGGTGGAAAGCACAACCACGGGAAGCGGGGCGTGATATGCGGTTCAATGATGTTGCATATTTGGGATTCGTTGCCTATGAAATGGATGCAATCCACAACCAGAAGCCAACAACCACGTGGAAAAAGGTTTATGTGAACCGTTTTTATGACAACGCAAACCTTCAGAACCAGGCGGCGGTGAACGATAATAAAAAGCTGGCGCAATTTGAAATTCTTTCCGCAAATTATTCAGGCCAGCATCTTTTCAAATACAACGGAACGGAATACACGGTTTCCCTGGCATCAAATAAAGGTGATCGCACGGTTCTAACCGTTGAATGTGATATTGCCAATGGCTAATGTCGGCGGCCGTGTCACAATTAAACCGTCCGAACTAAACGCGGCTATTGCGGAAGAACTTGCGGCACTGAATACGGCCGCGGTTGAAGCCGTGAGCAAGGCGGCTGAAAAAACAGCAAAGGACACGGCAAAAGAATTGAAAGCAAATTCCCCCGTGCGTGCTGATAATTTCAAGCGGAAATATCCGCCCGGATCATATGCAAAATCATGGACGGCTGAAGAATCTGAATCCAACCTTGGTGCAAAAACATATGTGGTTCATAACAAAAAGCATTATGCACTTACGCATTTGCTGGAACATGGCCACATCATCAAGGCAACCGGAAGAAGATCTGAAGCGTTTCCGCATATCGGCCCGGCTGAACAGAAGGCCATTGAAGAATTTACAAATGAGGTGGAAAGGATGAAATTATGACATTTGATGAAATCACAAAGGTTTTATCTGATCATGAAGCTAAAACAGGAATCCCTTTTGCTTATTATGAATTCAACAAGGCCCCTGGATCAGATCGGTACATTGCTTATTATGAGGATGCACCGGATCAGTTTGGTGCTGATGATCAGGTTTATTATAGCAACGGCCATTTCACCATAGAACTTTATACGCCACACAAAGAGCCGGAAACAGAAGCAATTCTGACCGGCTTTTTTGATGTGGCTGGAATCTTCTGGACGAAATCGGCACAAGCAAAAATTGACAGTGAAGATATGTTTCAAACAGTTTTCAATGTCTAATTCAGAAAGTGAGGATAAATATGGCAAGCAAAACAAACAAGGTCAAATTTGGCCTGAAGAATTGTTATTATGCACCGGCCACATTTGCGGATGATGGCAAGGTTACGTTTGGAACGCCCGTTGCCATTCCGGGTGCGGTAAGTCTGGCAATGGATCCGGAAGGTGACAATGAAAATTTTTATGCGGATGATTCCGTGTATTACGTCATTGCCAACAATAACGGTTATTCCGGTGATCTGGAAGTGGCAATGATCCCTGATTCCTTCAAACAGGATTGCCTTGGTGAAACGCTTGATACACAGGGCCTTGAAGTTGAGAATTCAAACGCTGAAGCAAAGCCTTTTGCACTTCTGTTTGAATTCAGTGGTGATCAGCACAAGATCCGTCACGCACTTTACAACTGCACGGCATCCAGATCCAGCGTTGAAGGTGATACCACGGAAGATAAACGTTCCGTGAAAACCGATAAGATCACCATTGCAGCGGCACCGCTTCCGGCTGATGGCGTTGTTAAGTCAAAGACAACTGAAACAACCACCGCAACGGTTTATAATGCTTGGTTCACGGCCGTTCAGGTGCCGGTTGCAAAGACCGAAACCACCACACAGGGCTGATGATCTGATGAAAGGATGAAACTATGGCAATAAAGAAAACAATCAAGGTTGATGGCAAGGATGTGCTTTTTAAGGCATCCGCGGCCGTGCCGCGTATGTATAGGCTGAAGTTCCAGCGTGATATCTACAAAGATATGGAACAGCTTCAGAAAGATTTTTCTGGCAAGGATATGAATATGAACGGGCTGGAAATCTTTGAAAATGTTGCATATATCTTTGCAAAGCACGCTGATCCGGATATCCCGGATTCCCCTGATGAATGGCTTGAACAGTTCAATATGTTCAGTGTTTATGAAATTTTCCCGCAACTGATTGATTTGTGGGGGCTGAATGTTGAACAGGAAGTTGATTCTAAAAAAAACACCATTCCACCGAAAGGGAAATGACAACGCCGCTGTTCATGTTGCGTTGCGTTCAGCTTGGAATAAGCATTAAGGATCTGGATTTGCTATCCATTGGCTTGGTGAATGATATGTTCACGGAATTGGCCAATGATGGCTATGAATATCCGGATGTTGCAACACAAGATGATATGGACAGATTTTAATTTGAAGCGTGCGTTCTTTCGGACGCACGCTTTTTTTCATGTGAGGTGATCAGATGGCTGACAGAATAAAAGGAATCACAATTGAAATTGGCGGGGATACAACAAAGCTTTCTAAAGCCCTGTCTGATGTAAACCGTGATATCAAATCCACATCCAGCCAGCTTGCTGATGTTAATAAACTTCTGAAATTGGATCCAACCAACAGCGAACTGATCAGCCAGAAGTTTAAGCTATTGAAGCAATCCGTTGAGGATACAAAAAGCAAGCTGGAACAGTTGAAATCCGTTCAAAGCCAAATGGATGAAGGGCTGAAGAATGGAACCGTAACACAAGAACAATATGATTCATGGCAGCGTGAAATTGTTGCCACGGAAAACGAACTGAAGAATCTTCAGGATCAGATGAAAAACACGGATAATGTTGTTCAGGCAACGTTGAAATCCGCGGGTGACAAGGTTCAGGAAGTTGGTGGAAAGGTATCCAGTGCCGGTGAAAGCCTGTCAAAAGGTGTCACCGCACCAATTGTTGCCGCCGGTGCTGCATCCATGGCCGCTTGGAAGGAAATGGATGATGCAATGGATACGGTTGTGACAAAAACCGGTGCTTCAGGTGATGCGCTGGCCGATATGCAGAAGCGGGCGCAAGATATCGCAACCACCATTCCAACAGATTTTCAAACGGCTGCGGATGCTGTTGGTGAAGTCAACACCCGTTTTGGCCTTACGGGTGATGCACTTCAGGGATTGTCAACACAATTTGTTGAATTCAGTACGCTGAACAACACGGATGTTTCCACATCCGTTGATAATGTTTCCGCTGTTCTGAATTCTTTTGGCCAGTCAAGCAATGATGCCGGTGCAATGCTGGATGCTATGAATGCAACAGGGCAATCAACCGGTATTTCAATGGATACGCTGGCACAGGATCTTCAGAAAAACGCCACACAATTCCAGGCACTTGGTTTGAATGCACAACAGGCCGCCGGCTTGATGGGAAAGATTGAAATGTCCGGCATGGATACCAGTCAGGCAATGACCGGATTATCTAAAGCCATGCAGAAATCCGCAACGGATGGGAAATCCCTTCAGGATGAACTTTCCGGATTTTCTAAAGTCATGAGCAGCAACAAATCTGATTCAGATAAACTTTCCGCTGCATATGATCTGTTCGGCAAGAAGGCCGGCGCGGTATTTTACAACGCGGCCAAAAATGGAAAGCTGGATCTGGCCGATATTGGCAAATCAATGACAGATTTCAGTGGTTCCGTTGATAGCACGTTCAACAGCACGCTGGATCCGATTGATAATTTCACAACCATGATGAACCAATTGAAGGTTGTGGGTGCTGATATTGGAACCAGCATTGGTGAAATTGTCGGCCCGGTACTTCAGAAGATTGCCGACAAGCTGAAGCAATTGAAAGATATTTGGGAAAAGCTTTCACCTGAAACGCAACAGGCTATTGTGAAGGCTGCAATGATTGCGGCCGCGGTTGGTCCGGTGTTGGTTATTGTGGGAAAGGTGATCACCGGCGTTGGAAGCCTGATCAAAGTGGTTGGCTTGCTTGCAAATCCGGTTGGGTTGGTTGTCGCGGCAATTGCGGCATTGGCCGCCGGATTTATTTATCTGTACAATACTTCATCTACATTCCGGGATACCGTGAACGCGGCGGTGGAAAAGGTGAAGGCTGCATTTGTGAGTGCTGGCCCCGCGCTGGATACATTGAAACAGGCTTTTCAAAATTTATTGACGGCTTGCCAGCCAATATTGGATTTCTTGCTGACGGCTGTTCAAGGTTTTATTGCTGGATTTTCGGCAGCGTTGCAGCCGGCAATTCAGTATGTCACCGATATCATCAACATGATCACAAACATTGTGAAAGCGTTTGTGGCACTGTTCCAGGGTGATTTTTCAGGCTTTCAGCAATACCTTGGTGCGGCGTTCCAGAATTTGCTTGATGGGATCCAGCACTGTTTGGAAGCGTGGGTTGCATTTATCAACGGTTTCCTTTCAGCGTTTGGCACAAGTATTCAGGGAATCCTTTCTGCAATCTGGCAAGGCATTCAGAACATCATTACAACGGTGCTGAATGCTATCAAGAACGTGATCACAACCATCTTCAATGCAATTCAGGGCGTGATCCAAAGTGTTATGAACGTGATCCAGGGGATTATTTCGACTATTTGGAACACAATCCTTTCCATCACAAGCAGCGTGTGGAACGGGATCAAGAATGCCGTTACAACCGTTATCAATGGAATTCAGGCGGTTATTTCAGCCGTGATGAACGTGATTCAGGGAATTGTTTCAACTATTTGGAACACAATCCTTTCAATTACTTCATCCATTTGGAACGGAATCAAAAACGCAATAACAACAGTTATCAACGGGATCCAGTCAGCCGTTTCTTCAGTGTTCAATGCTATTGAATCAACGGTAACAGGGATCTGGAACACAATCAAATCCACAACTGAAAGTGTGTGGAATGGCATCAAGTCAGCAATCACAACGCCAATTGAAGCCGCCCGTGATACAATAAAAACGGCAATTGATACCATGAAAGGATTCTTCAATTTTTCGTGGGAACTTCCAAAAATCAAATTGCCGCACTTCAGCATTGAAGGTGATTTCAGTTTGGATCCACCGTCAGTTCCGCATTTTGCGGTTGATTGGTACAAGAATGGCGGTATCCTGACAGATCCAACCATCTTTGGAATGGCCGGCGGCCGTTTGCTTGGTGGCGGGGAAGCTGGCGCGGAAGCCGTTGCGCCGTTGTCTGATCTGCAAAGCTTTATTCAGGCAGCCGTGAACAATGGCCTGAAGAACAATGCCGGGTATTACCAGACAATCAATATTACCACGCCGGATGCTGTTTCCCCGGCTGAAGTGGCAAGGCAAACGAGATTGGCAACACGTAACATGGTTACAAGAATGAAAGGCGGTGTCTGATGTATAGCAGAACAATTGAATGTGTGAATACTGATGATCAAACCGCCGTGAACTTCAACAACATTTATGGCGGTTTTATCATTGATTCCATTGATGGGATCTATGAAATACTGTCAACCGTGAATGATACAGAATATGGTGCAACGGATGGAAGTCATTATGATTTCACCGTTGTGCCAAAAAGAAACATTGTAATAACCGGCCGGATCCTGAAGGATTATCAGAATAAACGGAAACTTTTATATAGGGTTTTCCGGCCGCATTCCGCTGGCCAGTTCAGATATACAGAAGGTGATGAAACCAAAGTTATTGATTATCATATGGAAAAATGCAGCATCCCGGACACGGACAAAAAAATCAAAACGATTCAGATCAGTTTGATTTGCGTGGATCCATATTTCCGCGGTGTGAATGATGTGATCATTTCCATGGCGGCGTGGATCGGCGGCTTCACCTTTGAACATGAATTTGTGGATGGCGGGGAAGAATTTGGTTCAAGATCCAATTCCCTAATCAAGCAGATTCCAAATGAAAACGGTGTTGATGGAATCGGCATGACAATCACCATTGGTACAAGCGGATCCGTGACAAATCCAAAGCTTTATCATCTGGAATCCGGATATTCAATCATGATTGGCACCGCGGCAAATCCTTTTGTTATGGATTCCGCGGATGAAATTGTGATTGATACCACAACCGGCAAGAAAAATCTTTACCGGATCCGAAACAATGTAAAAACCAGCATCAATGAATATCTGGATCCGGCCAGCGAATTTATTCAACTGAATTCCGGTGAAAATACCTTGCGCTATGCAGCGGAATCCGGTGAAGAATATATGAATGTAACGATTTCATACCGGATGCGTTATTTGGGGGTGTGATTATGGTTGAATGCAGAATTTTCAACAGGGAACTTGAACTTCAGGGCGTGGCTGATAACTTTGGTTCATTCACGTGGATCCGGCGTTATTTTGAACCTGGCGAATTTGAAATTCATGTTCCCGCAACGGAACAGAATCAGGCGCTATTTGTGCCGGGCTACATTGTGGCCCGGCATGATGGCATGGAAGAAAAAGAAGCCGGCACGATTGAAGCAATTGATCGTGCCGGATATGAAATCACGGCACGTGGCCGGTTCCTTTCTTCATACTTTGACCGCCGTTTGATCATTGGAACATACAATTTCAATGGTAAGACGGAAAATGCCATGCGGAACATAGTCAAGAACATGACGGCCATTCCTTTGGTGGAACTTGGAACGCTGAACGGCTTCACTGAAACGGTTGAATTCCAGGCAACATATAAAGGTGTGCTGACATATCTTGAAAAGCTTTGTGTTTCTTCCGGCATTGCCTTCCGGCTTTATCCTGATTTCACAAACCGGAAATTGATCTTTCAGACGTACAAGGGAATTGATCGCACGCTGGCCGGTGCGCCGCAAGTTATTTTTTCGGAAACGTATAACAATCTTACGGATGAATCATATTCATACAATGATTCAGCGTATAAAACAAAATGCTATGCTGGCGGTGCCGGTGAAGGATCCGCAAGGATATTTGTATCAACCGGCGGTGGTGAAGGGCTGGATCTGCGGGAAATGTATCTGAACGCAAGCCATTCCACAAAGGATGATCTGACAGATGCGGAATACAATGCAGCACTGATTCAGGAAGGCACGGCCGCACTTGCCGGTGTGCCGATATCTGAAAGCTTTTCCTTCACGGCATCCGGTGATAATTACGTTTACCGGAAGGATTATGACGTTGGGGATATCATCATGGTGCGCCGCAAATCGTGGGGAATTGAAAGCGTTTTGAGAATCACGCAAGTTGAAGAAGTATATGAAAAAGGTGGAAGGAATATTGTTCTGACAGTTGGCAACACGATTCCTGAAACGGTTGATTGGAATGCAGATTAAAGGAAGGTGAAAAGCATGGGAAAATATGCAAACTTTTACAATTCCATTGATAAGGATCGTGTATATGATGCCAGTTCAATGGAAGAATGGTTGCGCCCGTTCTTTGTTACGGGCGTATTCAACGGCAATCTTCAGGTGACGGCTGACGGAACAAATATGACCGTGACCGTTGCAGCCGGTTATGTAAATGTGAAGGGCAAAACAAGGTATTTTGAATCAGCCAACGTGCTGACAATTCCGGCGGCATCCGGAACATTATCCCGCATTGATAACATTGTTGTGCGCCGGGATGATGCCAACAGAAACATCACGCTGGAAATCGTATCCGGCACGGCTTCAGATTCACCAGTTGCACCGGCACCCACAAGAACAGATTCCGTTTACGAACTTGTCCTTGCCCGTGTTGCCGTGGCTGTTGGTGCAATCAATATTAGCCAGGCAAATATTACGGATACCAGACCGGACACGGATCTTTGTGGATGGGTAACAAGTACCGTCACAGAAATGGATTTCAGCCAGTTCACGGCACAATTTGAAAGCTATTTCAAGCAGTTCAAGGAAGGAACGGCCGCTGATATATCCAAATGGTTTACAGATCAGCAAGCAGCCTTTGAAACGTGGGTTGCCGGTCAGGAATCCAGCCTTGCAACGTGGCAAACGAACCGTGAAGCCAATTATGAAACGTGGTATCAGGAAATGCAGAATTCATTCAACGCCTGGTATGCTTCAGTGGTTGGCCAAATGACCGGTGATCTTGGGGCAAAGCTTACGGCTGAAACCGTTGAACTGGATGAACGGCTGGCCCTTCTGGAACACATGGTGATCCAGGATGATGTTTCCGCGCCAATTACGGATGATGATGGCGCACTTCTTACACTTGATGATGGATCAGCTTTGCTTGCTGATTGGTCATACAAAAAAATCTAACAAAATTGAAAGGATGGTAAAAAATGAGTGCTATTTCTATCGAAACGAAAAAAATTAGTGAACTTACGCTTGCCAGTGCATTGGGATCTGATTCTGATGATCTGGTGATCCGGTTTGCTGACGGAACAGGTGTCAAGCGTGTTCCGGTATCTGCGCTGAAGGCGGCTGTTTCCGGTGATCTGTCAAAGCTGGATACAACCGACAAATCAACGCTTGTGGCGGCCCTGAATGAAGTTTTTGGGATGGCTGACACGAACAAACAGAACCTTGCGCCGCTGATCTATGCAAACGCTGGCGCACATAACAGCTTTTACCGTGGTAAGGATATCACGGCAAACGTGACAGACGGAAGCTTTTACACCCACATCAAGGATGGAACGTTTGAAGATATTTATGTGGGCGATTATTTCACCAAAACAATCAACGGAAAATCCTATGTTTTAAGGGTTGCCGGATGTGATGTGTACCTTCACCGCGGTGATACCGAATTCACAAGCCACCATGTTGTTGTGGTTCCGGATGCAAGCTTTGGAACATATGCTATGAATTCAAGTAATACAACATCCGGCGGCTATGTTGGATCTGCAATGTATACCGGCACACTGGTAACATGGGCCGGATATCTGGCAACAGCATTTGGATCAAACCTTCTGACCAACCGTGAATTGCTTACAAACGCAATCAGCGGTGAACTTCCTTCTAACTGGTCATTGTATGACAGCAAAGTGAACCTTATGACTTCTGAAGAAGTTGTTGGCCACGGCGGTTTTGGTATGTCCGGATATAATTACGGATTCAATGTTGGAACTGGATATGGCCAGCTTCCGTTGTTCAGGCTTGCACCTGATAAGATCAGTACAAGATATAATTATTGGCTGCGAACCATTACCAGTTCCACGGGCTTTGCGGTTGTCGACAGCGATGGCTTTTTGGGCGGCAACGCATCCGCTGCGCGTGAGTTGCGCCCGCGCTTCTTGCTTGGGTGATCTTTAATCCAGCCCCCTTGTGGGGCCGGAACACTTTTGAAAGGATTTTGAAATTATGTCAGTGCCAAAAAGCAAGCGAAATCTTTCACAGTTGGAATTTTATCATACGGCTTTCACGCTGCGGAAAAACCTGACCGAATTGCTTCTGAAGGATTTTAGTATCAAGGATAAAGTCAGGGATATCCGTTCATATGTTTCAACAAACCGCTTTGAACAGGCTGACAAGGAAATGTTCCTTCAGCTTTGCGAAAAGTACAAGATCAATGAAAAGATTGTTGAACAATATCCGGAATGGTTGATCAGTCATTTCAGAATGAACATTTTGAACACGCTGAATGATTTGATCAATAACATTACATATGCCAATTCCGTATATCCCACGCGGGAAGCTGAATATGATGAAAGGCGTGCCTTCCAGAACAAAGCCATTGCAAATTGCTATCAGTTACTTCAGGAAATGCAATATGTGATCAGCGTGGTTCCGGTAAATGCAGAAAAGTATATGCAGCACGTGGATCTGATCGAAAAGGAAATTGCTTTGCTGAAGGGTTGGCGTAAGTCAGATAACAGGATCCTGAAGGCAATTAAAAACAAATCCGGGCAACCTTTATAAAATACCAGTTCCACGAACTTTGCGAATGTCAACAACAATGGCAATTTGAACAACAACGCATCCAATACGAATGAGTTGCGCCCGCGATTCCCTTGACCATACTATGTGTAGGCTATAACGCCGATATGGTCACAAGCAGAAGGAAAGGTTGTCCGTCCATGAAAAATAATGGTAAATTTTGTGTGAGAAGCCGCCGGATCAGTCCGTTGCGGTTATTTTTATGAAATGAATATTGAAGATATATGTGATGCCAACAAACTGATTGAAGCATACCAGGAAGCCCAAAAGGGCAGCAATTGGAAGGAATCAGTTCAGCGGTATGGAATGAACTTGCTGATCAATACACTTCACAGCCAGAAAGCTTTGCGTGAAGGAACCTATGAACAGAAAGCATTTTATGAATTCAAGATCCATGAACGTGGAAAGATCCGGGATATTAAGTCAATGTATATCACTGATCGTGTGGTTCAGCGTTCCCTTTGTGATAATATCCTGACACCCGCAATCAAGCCGCACCTGATATATGACAATGGTGCCAGCATGAAGGGAAAAGGAATTGATTTCACCCGGAAGCGTTTGGAATGCCATTTGCGCCGGTACTTTCTTGAAACGGGATCCAATGAAGGATATGTGCTTCTAATTGATTTCAGCAAGTATTTTGACAACATCAATCAGAAGAAACTTTATGAAATGATATGCCGGTATGTGCCGGATCCGGATGTTCAAAAGCTGATCAGGAACATTCTGAACGGTTTCAAGGTTGATGTTTCCTATATGACGGATGAAGAATATGCCAATTGCATGAACGTGGTTTTCAATTCACTGGATTATGCAAAAATCAATAAAGATCTTCAGACCGGAAATAAATACATGGAAAAATCCGTTGGCATTGGAAGCCAGATCAGCCAGAATTCAGGGATATTCTATCCAACGGAAATTGATACTTTTTGCAAGGTTGTTAAAGGGCTGCACTACTATGGCCGGTACATGGATGATACCTATATAATTCATGAAAACAAGCAATATCTTCATGAATTGCTTAGTTGTATTGATGCCATTTGTGGAAGGCTGGGAATATTTATCAACCATAAGAAAACACAAGTTGTGAAGCTATCACACGGCTTCACCTTCTTGAAAATCCGCTATATCCTGACCGATTCCGGAAGGATTATGAAGCGGCTTGATCATGATACTTTCATCCGCGAAAAGCGGAAGATCAAGAAGTTCCGGCACAAATATGATGAAAAAATTATGCCGCTGGATGATATTGTGAACGCATACCTTGGATGGCGGGGAAGCGTTAAGAAATATAAAGCCAACAAAGAATCATTGCAATCAACGGATCAGTTATTCCGGAAAGTGTTTCCGGAATATAAAGGTCAACTATAAGAAAGGAAGGTTAAAGCATGAAGATCATTGATGAAAAAGGCAAGGCAATCACCGCAACACCTGATTTCAGCACCGGGCGTTATCTGGAAGATGAAAACGGAAATCTGGTTTTCACCAAATACACCACGGAAGAACTTGCCGAAATCAAAGAAAAGGAAGAAAAGGAACCAATAACAGCACTTCAGCTTGCGATTGCTGAAGTATATGAATTGATCGGGGGTACAAAATAATGGCAAGAATTTATGCAGCACTGATTCAGAAGGGATTGAAAACCATTGATGATGTTCCGGAAAAGCTGAAAGCAGCGGTTCAGGCCATATTGGATGAAGCCAATTCCACAAGCGAAACCACAACAAAATAATCAAAGCAATGCCCCTGAATGAAAATTCAGGGGTTTTTGTTGGAAAGAAGGAATGAAATGAATCCAATTGACTTTGGCAACCGCGTTGTATGGATGGCCGGCTTGATCATGTCCGTTTGGGGCGTGCTTGGCATTATCCAGAAAATCATTGAAATGGCAAAGAAGCCGGAAAAGAACCAGAACATCAGAATGGATCAGCATGAAGTTTGGCTGAAGAAACATGATGAAAAAATCAAAGAATTTGAAGGCTTCTTCCGTAACGATAAAACACGGCTTGATCAGATGGAAGAAGGGAACAGGATCCAACAGAAGGCTTTGCTTGCGCTTCTTTCACACGGCATTGATGGCAATAACATTGAACCGCTGAAAGAAGCAAAAGCAGAAATGGAAAAATACCTGATCAACAGATAATTGAAAGTTAATTTTCAAAAATGAAAGGTGGAAAAAATTATGAGTAACAAAGTATATGACATTCTGAAGTTTGTGGCACAGATCATTCTTCCGGCACTGGCAACGCTTTATTTTGCACTTGCTGGCATTTGGCATTGGCCGTATGCGGAACAGGTTGTTGGCACGCTGACCGCACTTGATACGTTCCTTGGTGTGATCCTTGGAATCAGCACTTCCAATTACCAGAAGGGAAAAACTGAATGACACATGATGATTTCATTTCCAGTGTTGCGGCGGCGGTCAAGAAGTACGCCCCGCAATATGGAATTAAGGTGAACAGTCCGGTGATAGCGCAAGCAATCCTTGAATCCGGATGGGGTGAATCCAAACTGGCCGCCGTATATCACAACTATTTTGGATTGAAATGTGGATCCAAATGGAAGGGCAGATCAGTGAACATGAAAACCATGGAAGAATATACGGTTGGAATGCTGACCGCAATCCGTGACAACTTCCGTGTTTATGATGATCTGGATTCAGGCGTGAAAGGATATTTTGAATTTATCCAGGCATCCAGATATGCCAACCTGAAGGGAATCACGGATCCAAAGAAATATCTGGAAACAATCAAGGCTGACGGTTATGCCACATCAAGCGGTTATGTGAATAACCTTTGGAACGTTATAGTGGCCAACAGCCTGACAAAGTTTGATGAAAGTGAGGAAAAGAACATGGGAAAAGATGCAAAATCCATCATCCAGCAGATGCAAAGCTGGATTGGCTGCAATGAAGCGGATGGATCCCACAAAAAAATTATTGATCTATACAACAGCCACAAGCCGCTGGCCCGTGGGTATAAGGTTAAATATACAGATGCCTGGTGTGCCACAACGGTTTCAGCGGCAGCCATTGCGTGCGGCTGCACGGATATCATCCCGCCTGAATGTGGATGCCCGGATATGATCGCACTGTTCCAGAAGATTGGTGAATGGGATGAAAATGATGGCCGTGTTCCGGATCCGGGTGATGTGATCTTTTATGATTGGCAAGATTCCGGATCCGGTGATGATACCGGCACACCGGATCATGTTGGCGTTGTGGAAAAGGTTTCCGGAAACAGCATCACCGTGATTGAAGGCAATTATCATGATGCCGTTGGCCGCCGCACATTAAAGGTGAATGATAAGTTCATCCGCGGTTATGGCGTGCCGGCTTATGATGCCGGGACCGTTGCACCGGTCCAGCCGGATCCGGCACCTGAAGCAGCAAAAAATTATCTTCAGAAAGGTGATAAGGGCGCGGCCGTGAAGGATATGCAAACACGCCTGATCAATGCCGGATATTCATGTGGCAAAGCTGGCGCGGATGGTGATTTTGGATCCGGCACGGAAAGCGGCCTGATTGCCTTTCAGAAGGCACATAACCTTGAACCTGATGGAATTTATGGCCCGCTGTCAAAGGCCGCGCTGGAAGCTTCAGGAACGGCCAAATCCGGCGCAAATGGATTTGATGAAGGAATTGCTGGCAAGTATAAAACAACGGCCAATTTAAGGCTACGCAAAGGCCCTGGCATGGATCACGGTATTCTTGCCGTTATGCCGGTTGGATCCGTGGCGCACAACTATGGATATTATCAGGATGTAAACGGTGAACGCTGGTTATATCTTGCCTGGAATGGTCAGGAAGGATATGCTTCAGCAAACTTCCTTGAAAAGATCTGATGGTTGTGCTATATTGAATTTGTTCAATAAATTCTGAACAAATTGAAAAGTTCAACAATACGCACGTAATACACAAAAGCGTTGAACAACCGCATAAAAACGTGCTTCACCGCTTCTATCGAGGAAGCGGCAAAAGCAGGAAAAATCAAGGCGTAAAAGCATAAGCTGCCGGGAAAAGCTGTCAAAGCACCGGTCAAGAAGGCATCGGTTAAGAACAGTTAGGAAAATATCCGCAAAGGAAAGAAAATAATTAAAGGATAGTAAAACGAGAGACTTTCACGGGTCTCTCGTTTTTGCTTGTGTAAAAACAGGACAACTATATTCCGGTTTTTTTTCAGCAGGACGATTTCGGAAAGATAAGAGATAAGGAGATAGGATTACTTTCAAAAAAAAGTAAAATTGATTATAAAAACTGCATTTCGATTTAATGGAGGAACATGCGTACAGAAAATAACCATAAAATCATCACATACCCAGACGCTGTTTTCTGAAATAACATGGACTTTGGCCTGTGTGCTTTTTAAATGCCTTTGAATAGGCATATTCATCGGAAAAATTACAGGTTAAGGCAATTTCATTTAAACTTTTATCTGTATCAAGCAAAAGCTGCTTGGAATGGTTGATACGCTGTCTGAGCTGATAAGAGACGGGCGATATTCCAAAAGAATTTTTAAACTTTTTACGAAATGTATCATACTGCAAATTCAGAGAATTTGCAGTATCAGATACAGTCATGATGCTTTCACCCGTTTTGGAAAGCAATTCGCATGCTTTCAGCATTTTCTGATTCAGACAATCGAAACTTCTCCTTTTCCCCATAGCTGTAAGATCGATGGCAAAATTCTGAACCATGGTGTATAGATATGAAGATTGGGGTTCCGGATATTGACGGAAGCATTGTAAAAGGTGAAGGCAGTCGTAATATATATTTTGATTTTCACCCGGGAAAAGGACGGGAGTACTTGAAAGGAGATGAAGGTCTGAGAGAGTTTTCCATGTGGATTTTCCGAAACAAATAAAGAATTCCAGCCATTTTCCGTCCGGTATTACTTCGGTAGTATGTTGAATCCCCGGTATACGCTGAACAAAGCAACCGGGTTTAAGCTGTTGTATAAAACCATTTTGATCCTTATATAGCCCATGTCCATCTAAAAGAAAAAAAGCGCCATATCTTTGGAATGTGATATCTTTTTGTGTATACATCTTTGTCGGTTTATACATGAAACCACAGCTAAGTACGCCATTGGTAAAATCGGAATTCAAACTCCGATGAGCGGTATCTGTTTTATATTTTAGTCCATTCATGCGCTTTTCCCATTTTATTATCCAAAAATGACATTTTTTTCCCAATTGCTCCATTCATTATATATATTTTATATGATACATTGTATTTATTCAATGGGGGAAACATGGAAAAAATAACGAATATCAGGGGAAAACTGCTTGAGGGCTGTATTTGGGATGATCATAATGAATGCCTTTACTTTACAGATATAGAGGATTCCAAAATTTACAAATTAGGAAGTAGCGGAAATAGATTGAATACAGTCGGGATCCCCGGGAAAGCTGGCTGCATTACATTGGACGATGCCGGAAAATTGTATGCAGCTTTACCGGATGGGATATATGAAGTTGATATGGAAACCGGGAAGATGATTAGGAAAATCCCGTGCATTCTTGAAAAAGGCATGAGATTCAATGATGGAAAAGCAGATCTCTGCGGCAATTTTTGGGTTGGAAGCATGTATGAGTCTGAGGAACAAAGGCTGAAAAAAGCCGAAGGAAGTTTGTATTGCATTCAAAATGGCAGAATACGTGTTAAATATGACGGCTTTATGATATCCAATGGCTTGGATTGGGATAAAAGTGGAAAATATATGTATCACATCGATACTCCGACAAAAAAAATAAATGAATATTCTATCAGGGATAATATTCACATTACCGCTAAAAGGACAGCACTTGATCTTTCCGATGAACAGGGTGTTCCTGACGGTATGTGTGTGGATGATGATGGTTTTATTTGGGTAGCCATGTGGGGAGGATCATCTGTATTATATTGTAATCCGGGGAACGGCAAAATTTTGAATCGCATACAAGTACCTGTTCCGCTGGTATCCTGCTGTACCTTCGGCGGTCATCTTATGAAAGATCTTTATATTACGACAGCTGGTGATGGAAAAAATGAAGGGTATGGTGAAATATATTTGGTACATACGGAAACAAAGGGAGTCCCATGTAACAGAATCAAAATTTCCTTATAACAGCAATGTGGGATAAATAAGCCGGGAGGGTTATGAACGAATACAGAAAAACAGCGATTGTAACAGGAGCAGCCAAAGGAATTGGAAGTACCATTGCATATGAAATGGGAGTTGCGGGATATGATGTGATAGTGAACTATCATAACGATAAAACAGAAGCGGATAAATTATGTAAAAGGATATCAGAGTTGGGTGTAAGAGCAATTCCCATATATGCCGATATATCTAAAGTGAATGATATACATATGCTGGTGGATCGCTCCATACAGGCGTTTGAACATATAGATGTTTTGATTAATAATGCCGGAATCAGTAGTGAGGTGTACTTTATAGATGCAACGGAAGCTATGTTCGACAGTATGATTTCAGTGGATTGGAAGGGCTTGTTTTTCTGCAGCCAGTTTGTTGCAAAACATATGATTGAAAAAAAGATCAATGGTGTAATTATTAATATTTCTTCCAATCAGGTAAATGGATGTTGGCCGAGAGCTACTATTTATGGACCGGCAAAAGCAGCCGTTGAGAAGTTCACAAAAAATGCTGCAATGGAACTTTCTTTATCCGGGATAAGAATGGTAGCTGTGGCACCCGGCTATACGGATGTCGGATGGGAACCTGATGATATTCGAATGAAAGCCGCTGAGAAGCTTCCTTTAAAAAGATTTGCCAGCACAAAAGAAATTGCAAAAGGTGTAGTATATCTTGCTTCTGAGGATGCAAATTATATAGTTGGTTCTACGCTTACCATTGATGGAGGAGCAACACTTCCTGTTGTTGCGGCAAATGATTTTGTTAAAGATTAGAAGAAAGGAATAAGACTATGGCACAACCCGAATATTACAATCAGCTCCTGAAAGGTGATGCAGGTGCATTAAAACGTGCTTTATATAAGTCCATGGGATTTACGGACGAAGCTTTATCAAAACCATTGATTGCAATCGTCAATACATATACTGATGCAACAACGGGACATGAAAATCTGGCACGTGTTCAGCATCAGGTAGAAAAGGGAATCGAGGCGGCAGGAGGAACAGCAATGACTTTCGGTACAATAGCGCCCTGCGACGGAATTGCGGAAGGACATGATGGGATGCGCTATATTCTTCCGGCAAGGGACCTGATTACTTCTTCTGTAGAATGCATGGTTCGTGCACACAGGTTTGATGGTATGGTGCTGCTTGGTTCCTGCGATAAAATTGTTCCCGGGCTGCTGATGGCAGCAGCCAGATTAAATATACCTTCCATTTTCTGCAATGGAGGTCCTATGCTTCCGGCCTGCTACAGAGGAAAGCATTATGATGGAAATATCGTAACAGAAGCCGTTGGCTGGAAAAAAAGAGGATTGATCAATCAAGATGAGTTTACTGCCATTGAAAATCTGGCAGAACCGTGCGTGGGATCCTGTGCCATGCTTGGGACGGCAAATACCATGAGCTGTTTGGCAGAAGCCATGGGAATGAGTTTACCGGGGAGTGCGGCAATTCCTGCAATTTATTCAAAACGTATGCAGATTGCTTACGAGACCGGAAGAGCAGTGATGGAATTGGTCAGAAACAAAATAAATGCAAGAGACATTATGACAGAAGAATCACTGCAAAATGCGATAACAGTTTTAATCGCAATGGGTGGATCCACAAATGGAATTTTGCATCTTCAGGCGATATGGAAGGAGGCCGGATGCGGAAAACTGCCGCTTATCGAATTTGATAAAGTCAGTAAAAAAACACCGCAGATTGCTTCAATTTATCCCGCATCACCTTATGATATGGTCGATTTTTATGAAGCAGGCGGAGTTCAGGCAATAATGCAGCAGCTGCGGCCATTGCTGCATTTGGATTGTCTTACTGCAACGGGTCATAGGTTGAAACAAAATCTGGAAAATTGCGAAACACCATTTGAAAATCCGGTAATAAAAACATTAGATAACCCTTTTCGAAAAGATGGGGGGATTGTTATTCTGCAGGGAAACCTTGCTCCGGATGGAGCAGTTGCCAAGCCGGCGGCAATTCCGGATAATATGCTTCACATAACAGGAAAGGCAGTTGTTTTCGAAAGCGAGGATGAGGCATGCAGCAGGATTCTCACGGGAGAAATAAATAAAGGGAGTGTGCTGGTCTTACGGTATGAAGGCCCGAAAGGGGGACCGGGTATGCCGGAAATGTACCGACCCATGAAATGTCTTGAAGGAATGAATATTTCAGACAGTTGTGCATTGATTACGGACGGAAGATTTTCCGGCTCCAACAGGGGTTGTTTTGTAGGACATATTTCTCCCGAAGCATATGAAGGAGGAAATCTGGCACTTGTGGAAGACGGAGATGAAATAGAAATCGATATCCCAAACAGAAAAATAGAGTTATTAGTTAAAGATTCTA